GCAGGCAACTCTCCGGTAACTCCGGATGGTTGGATAAGCTGTAGTGAGCGAATGCCACCTCAAGATGATTGGATTTTAATTTATTCAAAGCACGGCGAGTATATGGCAGGACAGGTACAAGGGGAATACGTGGAGTTGAGCGACGGCACTTTATCGTGGTTAGGGAACGCCTTGTTCTGGATGCCGCTACCAGAACCGCCGCAGGAGGCGAAATGATGGATGTAAAAGAGAAGGTTTTGCAGGTGATGCGTTCCCGGGCTGCCCTGCAAGATAAAGCTCTCGGCGGGGAATATCCATTCAGGATGGCAACCTGGAATCTGCGGTTGGCAATGGAGAAGGAATTTCCTGATGAAGAATGGCGTTCGGCAGATTTGCGCAAAATTCTTATGGAGCTGGCTAAAGACGGAACAGTATCCAAAGATACCCATGCCAGCCGGATTGGTCAGGCGGTATGGAGACTGGAGGTGAGGTAATGGCTAACCTGCAACTTGCCGTTAAAGGTGAATACTTCGATGCCATGATTCGCGGGGAGAAAACGGAAGAGTATCGCCTGTGTAATGACTACTGGAATAAGCGCCTCGTTAACTGTAAGTATGACCGCCTGATTATCACAAAGGGATATCCGAAGCGCGAAGACTTCAGTCGCAGAATTGACGTCCCGTATAACGGATATGAAATAAAAACAATCACACATCCACACTTCGGTGATAAACCGGTAAAGGTGTTCGCGATAAAAGTGAAGATTAATAGCTAAATTTCAATTAACACGGAGTAATTATGTGGCGCGGTAATAATCATGGCGGAAGTCAGATGATACTTACCGAATATACGTTCGACCACAAAACCAATAAATCACGTTCAGTATATTTGCTTCGGCACAATAGCCGCGTAAGAAATACCGTTCTGGAGCAAAATCTGACCGTTGAAATGGATAATTTGGGAAACTTCAAGCCAACAATATCGCTTGATGATTTTCCGTGTGGTTTAAGCGAAAGAGAAGCAATGCTGAAATTAGCAGAATGGCTACAAAGATTAAGCATTGCTATTGAAGATAACTGGCCTGAACCTTAAATTAATATGATGACACTAAAACATTTTCTTGACCGCCCATTATGGGCGGCAGCCGCAGGCTATGACTTTAATTATATGGATTGCATGTCTTATACTGCCAATGCATACGACCATTCGTTCAGCCTGCTGTTTAATTCTTTAAGAATATTGCCGGAAACAGAAGTTGGAGAGCTTCATTTATGGATATTGGGCTTTATCGCGGCTGGAGTTGGTATTGCCGTATGGCCTTTTATTTTCTGGCTGGTGGCTGTTGTAGTGTGGTTTAAGTGCAAGACGTACCGGAAAAAGTATTTCTTAGGTGATGGAATGACTGATATTGCCAAAATGAACATTGAAAAATGGACTAAGGAATGTGAAAAGAAATGGCGCAAAAAGAAATGACTACTCTAACGACAGCATACTTACAGCAATTGGTATTTTTTGCAGGCGAGGCTACTTGTCATCCTGACGCAAACTATTTATTGGAATTTGAGAGGTTAGCGTCACCCGGTATCGTTCTGGAACTGGCCCAACAGGTGCTGGCCTTGAGACAAAAAGAGCAACATGAAAGTAATACGTGTAGATTGAATTTTGAGCAGTGGCTGGAACAGCAACGCGGAAAAATCGATGTGGACTGTGGTTGTGTGTCCACTGAAACATTCATGCACTGGCTGCGGGTAGCTTACGAGGCTGGCAACTATCCGGATATTCCGGATATTCCGGATAGTTCGGTGCCAGCGCCAGGAAAGGGCGTCACAGGTGAACGTATCCGCATTAAGCCGCATGTTTATCGCGAACTGGTTAACCGTCTCCACGATACAGCGATCAAGTGTGCAGGCACCCAGCAATTACGAGAAAGAATTAGCCGTGTTTTGGGCGACGTTATTACGCCAGACCATCATAAACAAGCCGAGAAAAGTGACCTGGAAAGGTGTCACCTTGAGGCGGCATTAAACATTAAGCCGGGGCATACGCTTGGCATTATCGATGCTCTGTTGGTTCATAAGATGGCCAGGGCTTTATTGCCGCTGGTGGCTGAAAAGCATGAGGCGGACCATGCCAACGAAAGCTGAGTTACAGGCGCGCATAGATATTCTTGAAAAAGAGAATGCGAGTCTAAAAGGAATGCTGGCGCGGGCGGAAAGGGAATTATCAGGCAAATTATTGCCAGAAGAGCTGCCACCAGCAGATATACCTGATCGAGTGTCCTGGTGGATGAAGTATTTCCGTGCACCGTGGGAGGCGTTTTGGTGCTACGACCATCGCAGATGGTGTGATGAGCTTGATAGCAGTTTCCCCTATTTTGCGGAAGGGAACTCTTGCCCTGAATGTAGGAGTTAATGATGACCGGCGAGCTTTATTTTAAAATGGCACGGGAGCGGCGTGTGCATCTGGATCGGATATTTCATCTCCAGAAGAGAGTAGAAGAACTGGAACGTCGTCTGAACTGTTATCCTGTTGATATGGTGTCTGCAATACCGCCGATTCCAATAGAAATGCAGATCCGCCTATGGATGGAAGAATATGGAATGCCGTGGGAGATATTTTTCTGCTTCGACCATAAACAGTGGGTAGATGAGCTGGATAATAGTTTCCCATATTTCACAGAGAACACATGCCCAGTATGCAGGAAGAACGGAATATGACAAAATTTGGAAAGCTGGAAGCTCATTTGCTAACTCGTAACTACCGCCATGATATACACCCATATAGACAGTGGATCGATGAAAGTGAAGGAGTAGTTACATTCCCTCTATACAGGTTTGATGGGATGTTGGCTGGGTATCAGACATATAGACCAGGTGCTCCTAAGCAGCATAGCAATCCGAAGATGGCCCGGTATTTCACGCGATCACATGGCAGACAGTTACTTTGGGGAACCTATCTTCCTTTAAAAGATGGCCCAATATGGATAACTGAGTCTATTTTTAAGAGCGCAGCTGTACACAACGCGGGCGGCAATTCGTGGGCGCTGTTAGGTTCGACTTTCTCCGCAGGATTACGCCGTCAACTTGCGATGCTGCCGTATGACTTTCGTGTAATAGGTGACAATGATGCGGCTGGTGAATTACTTGTGAAGTCTTTCGGAAAAGGTTTTGTGGCCCCGGATCTTGACGAGCTACAACCACATGAAGTGTCTCATTTGATTTTTAGCCATAGCCAATAAGCATCTCTCCCCTTTGAGGCCACAATTAGTGGCCTTAAACAATGTGTTTTCTACCTCGATTTAGCCTCTATTATCGTTTTGCATTTCTCTAATCCGGTTCAGAACTACTTCATGCTGGGCTTGGATAGCGGCTTTTTCGTTTTCAAGTCGGGCAATAGACATCTCTAATTCTTTGCTGTACCAGGCGAGTTGGGCCAGGTTCATCCGGTTGTGGTCGAGAGTTGGAGACACTTCGACGCGATCCCTTTCTTCCTGCTTTAATGAGAAGAGATTCATCTCATCCCTTGAGGAAAATTCAGCAACAATTTATTGTTGATGATCCGGTCGCTGCGGCATCCTCGCCAGTATAAATGGCGGTTCTTTTGAAAACATGAATGTCGGTTCAGACCGTGTTTTTACCCAGCTTGCCTGCTGTCTTTCGGCAAGTTCACAGGCTTCATCATAGTTATTTGCCAAACCAAGCACGGATGGACGGTCCCACGCGCCACCATTCAGACAATAAACAACAATTTTCCCGTCATGTTCTGTAACCCCATAGGGATGGTCCCACCAGGCGTCCAGCTGAGCTTTAGAGCGTTTCTCGTTAGGAGTGCAGTCAAAATTTTTGGGCAATACAGGATCGAGAGGAATGCGATTAGGCATAGCTAATTCCTTATTAACTGATTGGCAACGAGGTTACGCTGATCCCGCGGTGATGAATAGTAGCAAAGCGCACAAAAATCATCAGCGGTGGTTGATGTACATAACGCGTTTGCACCAAAGGTGCTTCTTTAATGTATACTGTACAGATAAACAGTATTTTTGAGGTAAAACGCTATGGGTTTCCCTTCTCCTGCGGCGGATTATGTTGAAAGCCGAATTTCTCTTGATCAGCAGATAATTAGACATCCATCAGCAACCTACTTCATGCGGGCAGCTGATAGCCATCACCGTGAGGGAATATTGCAGGGTGCTTTGCTGGTGGTTGATTCCTCGCTTACTCCGGTTGATGGTTCTCTGCTTGTGTGCGCTATGGAGGGTGAATATCGCATAAAGAGATACAGGAAGTATCCGCGCCAGCACCTGGAGGATTTAAGCACCGGGAAGAAAGAGGCGTTACCAGTAGATGACGATGGTTACACGGGTAGTAATGCTGTTTTTGGTGTGATCACTCATGTCATCAATGATGCCCGAAGTGGGGAATTTGATGATTGTCCGGTGATTTAAGCTGCAAAGTGCTGGTGCTTTATGCCTGTGAAGTTTATAATTGTGTACACATAACGAGTACACGAGGTGTTTATGCAATCCATTAACTTCCGTACCGCGCGTGGCAACCTTTCTGAAGTGCTCAACAATGTTGAAGCCGGGGAAGAGGTTGAAATCACCCGCAGAGGCCGTGAGCCAGCAGTAATTGTCAGCAAGGCTACTTTCGAAGCCTACAAAAAAGCGGCGCTGGATGCTGAATTTGCATCCCTGTTTGACACCCTGGACTCCACCAACAAGGAACTGGTTAACCGATAATGAGGCATATATCACCGGAAGAACTTATTGCGCTTCATGATGCGAATATAAACCGCTACGGCGGCCTGCCGGGAATGTCAGATCCGGGTAGGGCAGAGGCCATTATCGGGAGAGTTCAGGCCAGAGTTGCCTACGAAGAGATCACCGACCTTTTCGAAGTCTCCGCCACCTACCTGGTGGCTACAGCGAGAGGGCATATATTCAATGATGCCAATAAGCGTACCGCGCTAAACAGTGCGCTGTTATTTCTACGCCGTAACGGGGTGCAGGTATTTGATTCACCTGAACTGGCAGACCTTACCGTAGGGGCTGCGACCGGAGAGATATCTGTATCTTCTGTCGCCGACACGTTACGTAGATTGTATGGTTCCGCGGAGTAGATTAATGGCACGTAAATACAACAAATTGTCCCGTGAAGCGTTAAAGATGCTTCTTGATGGCGTGAGTCGCCGCGAGGTAAAGCAATACCTGGTTGGTAAGCAAATTGGTGCCAGGACCGCTATTGCTGTGTTATGCCGTCAGGAAATGGTAGTGCTTAAACAGAGAATGCCGGGCAGCAGATAAAGCCCAATCAGTGATTAAAGGTGTGATGTGAAAGCCGTAATTACTCCCTTTGTACAGAAAGAGCTTGGCCTCGCCACGTTCAAAGTGGATCAGGAGGTCAGAAAGCTGGTGGAGGCTGGCCGTAAATTTATTATGGAGCCGGTGCCGCGTGAGTTAATCGAGCACATGGAAGACGGCCTCGTTGTTACCGAGCAAACCATGGCAACAAATGAGGCGTTGCAGCCGTTTTTTAACAGCGATGAACTGTTTCGCCGTATTGGTGGAATTGACGCGCTGGTGGCGTGGTTGCGCAGGAAAGAGGGGCAATGCCAGGCCGCAGATCGTAGCTGGTGTGACAACCATATTGTCCACGCAGAACGAGACAATAGCGCGGTGTTGTTGTGCTGGCATCACGATAACCATTACCGGATGCGTGGTTTTAATGAGCTGAAAGAAACGCTGCATAATAATCGCGTTAACTGGATACTGGATGTCGCCCGTCAGGAAATGGGGCTTTCAGATGGCCATGATTTAAGTATTCAGGAACTGTGCTGGTGGGCTTTCATGCGCAACATGATGCACCTGATGCCGGAAGAAGTTTGCCGTATATCAATAAATAAGATGAAAGCCGCAACGCAGGATAGCGGACCTCTGAAAGAGGCGGATATTCGCCCGTATGACGATCGCGCTACAGCATATGTTCAGATGATGGAAGAACGCGCCGCGCCGATGCGTGCAAAAGTATGCCCTGTGGATGTTGACTCCGACCCAGGTATGGCGCATTTCAAGATACCAAAACTTCAATCGCTAAAATTACCTGAGTACATGGACTTTGTTGCTTCCCGTCCATGCTGTGGGTGTGGAGCGGCGGGAGCTGGCGCTCACATTACGCCTTATATCGTTCGTCATAGTCGATTATGCGCGCATGACATTTACGCAATTCCTCTGTGCCAGTCATGCCAGCGTGATATTGAGCGTGACCGCGATAATTGGGAGAAGACGCACGGTAGGCTGGCGATGCATCAACGATTGTTCTTTGATTACGCGCTTGGAGTCGGCGCTATCACAAGTCACTCGTCGAGCGTTAGATAAAATTGCTCTAATGTATTGCTATTTCTTTAATAGAGGGTATTATATTCCACGTTGATTAGTTGACATGGGCTAATCAGTAGGTGACAGGATGTTACTTAACTGGCAGGGACGCCACTTCATGGAAATAAATCACTCACGAATAACATCGTATGAGATTGCGGATTACATGATCCGCACTAAGTCTTTTCTATCAGCGAAAGAACTCGCAGCAATCCTTGAAAAGGAATACCCGCATCTGGATGTCGATAAGCGCGATGTTTATCTGCGCTTAAAGGCTATCGCTGTGTCTAAGTATTCGTCTGTTTTGATTGATGACAGTACACGCCCACGTAGATTTCAGATCCACTCTCTGAATCCTGAATTCTTTCGCCGTAGCCGCGCTCCGCGCCGGTTTGATGAAAAACTCCAGAACGAACTCTATATGACGCAGGACGAAAAGGAACGCCGGGAGCACCAGCCTTGGGTAATGGCGCGTCAACTTTTCAATAAGGTGGCCCGTCAGCACCGTCATTACGGTAATGCCACATCCGCACGTATCTGATTGATTGCTTGCCCGTTCCGGGCCTTTTGACATGTGACTTTCGTTACCCTCGCGTCAAAAAGAGTTTTTACGAAAGGAAGCATAAGTGACCTGGGACGATCACAAGAAGAATTTTGCTCGCCTGGCGCGAGATGGTGGTTACACCATCGCACAGTATGCCGCCGAGTTTAATCTTAACCCTAATACCGCACGTCGTTATCTCCGTGCCTTCAAAGAAGACTCCAGGACTGCGGACAGCCGCAAGCCAAATAAGCCAGTCAGGAAGCCACTAAAAAGCATGATCATTGATCACGCTAATGATCAACGTGCAAGTGATCACATTGTGGCTGAAATGGCTGAAAAACAAAGAGTTAATGCTGTTGTCAGTGCCGCAGTCGAGAACGCTAAGCGCCAAAATAAGCGCATAAATGATCGTTCTGATGATCATGACGTGATCACCCGCGCCCACCGTACCTTACGTGATCGCCTGGAACGCGACACCCTGGATGATGATGGTGAACGCTTTGAATTCGAAGCTGGCGATTACCTGATAGATAACGTTGAAGCGCGGAAGGCCGCGCGCGCTATGTTGCGTCGGTCCGGGGCCGATGTTCTGGAAACCACTCTTCTTGAAAAGTCTCTTTCTCATCTCCTTATGCTGGAGAACGCCAGGGATACGTGTATTCGTCTGGTGCAGGAAATGCGCGATCAGCAAAAAGACGATGATGAAGGTACTCCGCCTGAATACCGTATCGCGAGCATGCTAAACAGCTGTTCCGCGCAGATAAGCAGCCTGATCAACACCATTTACAGCATCCGGAATAACTATCGAAAAGAAAGCCGGGAGGCGGAAAAGCACGCTTTGTCTATGGGGCAAGCTGGCATTGTTAAGCTGGCATACGAACGAAAGCGTGAAAATAACTGGTCAGTGCTGGAAGCGGCTGAATTCATCGAGGCGCATGGAGGAAAAGTGCCGCCCCTGATGCTGGAGCAAATCAAAGCCGATCTGCGTGCTCCTAAGACCAATACCGATGATGAGGAAAACCAAACAGCATCTGGCGCTCCATCACTTGAAGATCTGGATAAAATCGCGCGAGAACGGGCCGCCAGCCGCCGCGCTGATGCGGCATTATGGATTGAGCATCGTAGAGAAGAAATTGCCGATATCGTCGATACAGGTGGTTATGGTGATGTCGATGCGGAAGGCATATCAAACGAAGCATGGCTTGAACAGGATCTGGACGAAGACGAGGAGGAAGACGAAGAAGTTACCCGCAAACTGTACGGAGATGATGATTAATGGCCAGAAGTTGCGTAACGGACCCACGTTGGCGCGAGCTGGTGGCGCTATATCGTTATGACTGGATTGCTGCCGCTGATGTTTTGTTCGGCAAAACACCTACCTGGCAGCAGGATCTGATTATTGAGTCTGTGCAGGAACAGGGTAGCAAGACATCTGTTTCGTCTGGTCACGGTACCGGGAAATCAGACATGACTTCTATCATGATCATGTTGTTCATAATCATGTATCCCGGTGCCCGCGCCATTATCGTTGCGAACAAAATTCAGCAGGTAATGACCGGTATTTTCAAGTACATCAAGATAAACTGGGCTACTGCCACCAGCCGTTTTCCATGGCTTGCTGATTATTTTGTTCTGACAGAAACCGCTTTCTATGAGGTTACTGGTAAAGGTGTATGGACTGTAGTACCGAAGGGCTTTCGTCTGGGAAGTGAAGAAGCTCTCGCCGGTGAACACGCAGATCATCTTCTGTATATTATCGATGAAGCCTCCGGTGTCAGTGATAGAGCTTTCGGTATCATCACTGGTGCTCTTACCGGACAGGATAACCGCATCTTATTACTGTCACAGCCTACACGCCCAAGCGGCTATTTCTACGATACTCACCATAAACTGGCCAAGCGTCCTGGTAACCCTGATGGCGTTTATACGGCGATCACGCTTAACAGTGAGGAATCACCGCTGGTAACGCCAGCATTTATCAAAATGAAGCTGGCGGAGTACGGCGGGCGTGATAACCCTATGTACATGATTAAGGTACGCGGCCTATTCCCTAAATCACAGGATGGCTTCCTTCTTGGACGTGATGAGGTTGAACGTGCAACGCGGCGGAAAGTCAAGATTGCAAAAGGATGGGGCTGGCTTGCATGTGTGGACGTTGCTGGTGGTACGGGACGGGATAAGTCCGTTATCAATATCATGATGGTGTCCGGCCAGCGAAATAAACGCCGTGTAATCAACTATCGAATGCTGGAATACACAGACGTTACAGAAACGCAGCTTGCCGCCAAAATTTTCGCAGAATGTAATCCTGAGCGATTCCCAAATATCACCATAGCGATAGACGGCGATGGCCTGGGTAAAGCAACGGCGGATCTGATGTACGAGTATTATGGTATTACCGTACAGCGTATACGCTGGGGTAAAAAGATGCATAGCCGTGAAGATAAGAGCCTGTACTTTGATAAACGTGCTTATGCCAACGTTCAAGCCGCAGAGGCCGTAAAATCTGGTCGTATGAGACTGGATAAGGGTAATGAAACTATTGAGGAAGCGTCGAAAATCCCTGTAGGGATTAACTCCGCAGGTCAATGGAAGGTGATGAGTAAGGAGGATATGAAGAAAAAACTCAACCTGCACTCACCAGACCATTGGGATACATATTGTTTCGCTATGCTGGCGGATTATGTTCCCCAGGATGAAGTGCTTAGCGTCGAAGACGAAGCGCAGGTTGATGAAGCTCTGGCATGGCTTAATGAATGAATACTTGCTCTAATAAATTGTGTTTTTTAACTACCGATGTTACATTGAACCTGACCTCTTGCGCCTTGAGGCATTTTCGGTTTATGCTTATCAGGCACCTCAGTAAAACGGGTGCCGGGATTGAGACCCCGGATAATGCAAAAGGCGACACAGACGCCAAAAGCGTCTTTTTTTGTGTCATGCCATCGCACAGCCATACGTAGCGTTTAGCTCAGAGATCAATGGTAGTGCTGGCTGGGCTGCCGAAAGGCAGGCCGGTTCCCTTTTGCGCCGGTAGTCTCAACCCAGTCAGTGCTACCGCCATTGAGATTGAGACCTCACGCGGTAGCTCCTTAAATTAGCAAAAGGAGGCTGCCATTGTGGCTACTATCCCTACCCCTGCTCATCCTGAATTTATCTGGCGCTTTTACTCCTGCCAAAAACGTCACTATCATTTCGTTATTGCACCAACAGAAGATGAGGCCCGCTCTCAGCTTCCTGACGCCCCATGTATTTTCTCTGCCCGTTTTTCCACTGATTCACGCAATTCTCTCAGTTACTGGTGCCTCCCTGTTAACGCTTCTGCTCAGGAGGGACTATGAGAACGTCATTAGTCACCCGTGAAGAGATGATCGAGGCAATTGAACAGCATACCGCCTGTATCAGTACCAGGGATATACCGGGCGTTATTGCCAACTATTTCATGATCACCAAACAACTTTACCGGAGAAAGGACAAGAACGCGGTTCACCGTATCCTGTTGTCTGATATCCGCGAATACCTGCTCGAACAGGGTCATCTGAATTACGCAACCGTCGCAGCCGAAGCACGCAAGGAGGCACACAGAATGAAAGCAAATAACGTTAAATTAGAAAAAATTCATGCACCTTCAGTTCAGGAATCGGAGCTGGTGGTTGTTCAGAATCAGTCTGATGAAATTCCCGTTCTGGAATGGCAGGGAGTGCGTGTAGTGACAACCGAGACTCTTGCGAGAGGGTATGGGACAGAAACAATCCGTATTCGCCAGAATCATCATGAGAACAAAGTGCGCTTTGTTGAAGGGAAGCACTTTTTCAAGGTTATTGGCGATGAGCTGAAAAATTTGCGGGTAGCTTTAAACTACTCACAAAATCCAGTCTCACCCAAAGCCCGCTCACTCACTCTCTGGACAGAACGCGGCGCTGCCCGTCACGCTAAAATGCTCGAAACCGATCAGGCATGGGCATTCTTTGAAAAACTGGAAGACAGCTACTTCCGACAAAAAGAACAGCAACCGATCGCAATCCCCCAGACGCTTCCAGAAGCCCTGCGTCTGGCTGCCGAACTGGCTGAACAAAAGCAACTTCTGGAACAGAAAGCCCACCAGCTAAATCAGCAGCTGGTGGCCGCCGCTCCTAAAGTCGATTTTGCCGACCGGGTATCAGTAGCTAAAGGGATCCTGATTGGAAATTTTGCAAAGGTTGTTGGGCTTAAGCAAAACGCGTTGTTTGCCTGGTTACGGGAGAACGGCATCCTGATAGCGTCCGGTGGACGTAAAAATGTGCCGTTCCAGCAATACATCAACGCCGGGTATTTCACGGTGAAAGAAGTGGTGCTGGATGATGAAGATGGTTACCAGATACGGTTGACGCCTCAATTAACGGGTAAAGGCCAGCAGTGGTTGACGCGTAAACTGCTCGATGCTGGCTTGTTAAAACCGGTGGCGGCTGAATAATGGAAGAATGCCCGGTTGATGCCGGGCATAATTTATTGCGCGCTTTCGGGGTTGTCGTTTACTGGCTGCCCCTTCTTGGTTTTACGGCTGCGCGCAACTGATGCGGCTGACTTAACCTTTTTCTCTTCGCGAGTGATGGCAATTTGTTTTTTTACATTTTCAATATCTGCCAGGCGATATATTTTTGCCTGCGGCCAGCGGTCGCAGATGATCGGTTCTATAGAGTCATAAAGGCTAAATTTTGCTTTCTCGAATTCACCGTTGATGATGATTCCATCACGGAGAGTTTCATCGCAGATAAACACACCACACAGCGGCACATGGTAACTAACTGATTTACCATCATTGTAGTTAGGGCTACTGGAAATGTAATGGACGCGCAGCATTGTTTCGCTAAAGCCGTGTACACGCATACGGAATTTTTCATCCTCCGGGTACTGCTTCATTAGCTCTTTTGTTGCTTCCAGGTTCTCTATGTATTTCGCACTGTGCTCATTGATCCCCGCGCTTTTCTGGATGCGAATGTCCTTATCAATCAGATGAATAATGCGGCCAGCGGTCATGTTGACGCTGTTCACAGCTTCTGTCTGATAAGTTGTAACCTTACGCACACCGCGAAGGATGTTAGGCACTGGATATAAAATAGTCTTTGGGATATTGAGGTCTGGGTACTGTTCCAGTTCCCGCGCCATTAAAGTCCATTTATCAATTTCAGCCTGAATGCTGTCCGTTTCTTTGAACGGCAGAACGACAACCGGGCGTACAGGACGACCGTCGCTGGCGGCATCAACGTGTTGGGCGCGTGCAACAGCTTTTTTTAGAAAGAGATCCCTGAAGCTGACGAACTCCTGGTACAGTTGTTCGCCGTAGACATAATTTATCATTGATCCTCCTCCAGAATTGACATGGCCAACAACTCACAGCGGATTACACTGGGAGTTGTTGGCCACCATTATAGAAGGATCCAACGAAAATAATAGATTTATTAGTGCATTTATTGTGAGTCTGGCTGGTTAGTGGCCATGAGATATTCGATTGTGTCAGTGAGATCATCCAGGTCGTCTTGGGTGATGCGGTACTCCTGATTGGATATCTTTGAGTAGTGTTCAGCAATGGCGCGGGCAGCGTCGGTTTCGGCAGGGTCTACAGATAAAGCGTTAGAGCAATGTCTAACGTCGTCGATGGTTGGTTGAATGAAAGCCATAATTATGCCTCACTGTATTGACAACACAGAGCCTGAAGCTCTGACCTACTGTTTCACCCATGATCCATGCTGGGGTAATCTAACAACATTGCGCTGTGTGTAAGATGAGCAATGCATAGCTGTAATGCCGTTGTATAAGGTTTCCCTGTTTGCTCATTTCCTTCTGAGCCGCTCTACAACGCTGAAGACACATTAAATAGTGAATCCAAAGTCGTATTACGTAACGGCGGCAAAACTATAATTTATTAGAGCAATTGTCAAACAACTATGAAAAACAATCCAGTTTTTGGCTGGTGGAGTGGGATTTTTCTCTCAAAATTTATTGCTCTAATAATTCTTGATTTTTATGCGTAGCTGGACGTAAACTCCTCTTCGGACCTAATAACTTCGTATAGCATACATTATACGAAGTTATCTTAAGGGTTATTGAACATGATTAATTTACCTGTAAATCCATACAGTTCAATACCTTATCAGGTCAAATAGTGATCACTTGATCATTTGATCAAGGTTGCGCTACGTAAAATCTGCGAAATGTTGGCAGTGTTAGTGCTCCAGATTTCGCGTAGCGCACTTAGCACCACCAATCAATCAGAGGTGAAAAATGGGATATTCAGCTGCTAAAGTGTCCACTCATCTTGAGCTTGAGAAAAACCGTGGTTACTGGCGGGCAAAAGGGTTTGATCGTGATAGTTGCCAACTGTCATTATCGCGCGGTGAAGAGAAAATAGAACGCACGCGCGGTCGCTGGCGTTTCTATGACGAGAACCATAAACAGGTAAAGGCAGAGCCGATCCTGTACACTTTACTTAAAACCATTATCTGAGTGTTAAATGTCCAATTTACTGACCGTACACCAAAATTTGCCTGCATTACCGGTCGATGCAACGAGTGATGAGGTTCGCAAGAACCTGATGGACATGTTCAGGGATCGCCAGGCGTTTTCTGAGCATACCTGGAAAATGCTTCTGTCCGTTTGCCGGTCGTGGGCGGCATGGTGCAAGTTGAATAACCGGAAATGGTTTCCCGCAGAACCTGAAGATGTTCGCGATTATCTTCTATATCTTCAGGCGCGCGGTCTGGCAGTAAAAACTATCCAGCAACATTTGGGCCAGCTAAACATGCTTCATCGTCGGTCCGGGCTGCCGCGACCAAGTGATAGCAATGCTGTTTCACTGGTTATGCGGCGGATCCGAAAAGAAAACGTTGATGCCGGTGAACGTGCAAAACAGGCACTAGCGTTCGAACGCACTGATTTCGACCAGGTTCGTTCACTCATGGAAAATAGCGATCGCTGCCAGGATATACGTAATCTGGCATTTCTGGGGATTGCTTATAACACCCTGTTACGTATAGCCGAAATTGCCAGGATCAGGGTTAAAGATATCTCACGTACTGACGGTGGGAGAATGTTAATCCATATTGGCAGAACGAAAACGCTGGTTAGCACCGCAGGTGTAGAGAAGGCACTTAGCCTGGGGGTAACTAAACTGGTCGAGCGATGGATTTCTGTCTCTGGTGTGGCTGATGATCCGAATAACTACCTGTTTTGCCGGGTCAGAAAAAATGGTGTTGCCTCGCCATCACCCACCAGCCAGCTATCAACTCGCGCCCTAGAAGGGATTTTTGAAGCAACTCACCGATTGATTTACGGGGCTAAGGATGACTCTGGACAGAGGTACCTGGCCTGGTCTGGACACAGTGCCCGTGTCGGAGCCGCGCGAGATATGGCCCGTGCCGGAGTTTCAATACCGGAGATCATGCAAGCTGGTGGCTGGACCAACGTAAATATTGTCATGAACTATATCCGTAACCTGGATAGTGAAACAGGGGCAATGGTGCGCCTGCTGGAAGATGGCAATTAGCCATTAACGCGTAAATGATTGCTCTAATTCTTTGATATTTATGGTGGCATATGAGAAAGGATTTCAACATCGACGGAAAATATGTAGTGCTGTCTGTAAGCACTAATATTCTGTCGCCATCTGTCATTGTCACCGTAAAGTTGAGCGATAGGATGCCTGATATCGACTCGATATCTGTTGCGTTCCCCGTTAAAAGCATGCGGAGTGCTGAACATTTTGTGATGAATGCAACGGAGGAGGAAGCGCGGCGCGGGCTTACTAGAGTGATGGGGGAATTTGGCGAACTCCTGGGTAAGGTAAACAATGCCCTTTCAATCAGTTCAGCAAGGTCCAAAGCGTTAACAGCTTCCATGATGAAATAAAAAAAGCCTGGCAAGGAGCCAGGCTGCACAAAAGAGCGGGTTTGTATTCCGCATCCAATCAATCAAGAAGGAGTATAGCACACAGGTACTGAAGTGAAAAAATGTGATTCGCGAGAAACAAAATGTCTACCATTGCTCTAATTGATTGCTATAATTTAGCCGCAGTTTTTGTCAACTACGAAGACGTTGCCATTACTTCACTCCTTGACATCATTGGCGGCCATTAGGCCGCCTTTTTTTTGCCATATGAAAACAATCGAACAAAAACTTGAACAGCGCCGCGAGTGGCAGAAGGCAGCCAGAGAACGAGCGATCGCTCGGCAACGGGAAAAGTTGGCTGACCCCGCCTGGCGAGAATCGCAATATCAGAAAATGCGGGATTCTATCGACCGCCGTATCGCTAAACAGAAAGAGCGCCCACCAGCCAGCAAAACGCGGAAAAGTGCGGTAAAAATAAAATCTCGTGGCTTGAAGGGGCGAACACCGACGGCGGAGGAACGGACCATCGCCAATGCTCTTGGCACTCTCCCCTGCATTGCCTGCTACATGCATGGAGTAATATCTGAAGAGGTGTCTCTGCACCATATCTCCGGTCGTACCGCGCCGGGTTGTCACAAAAAGCAATTGCCCCTTTGCAGATGGCACCACCAGCATGCAGCACCGGCTGAAGTAAGAGAAAAATACCCCTGGCTGGTCCCTGTTCATGCCGATGGCGTGGTAGGAGGCAAGAAAGAATTCACCTTGTTGAACAAGTCAGAGATGGAGTTGCTGGCTTACGCCTATGAAATGGCAAACATCATGCACTAATAAATATATTATTTTTAATGATAAATGATTGACAACTGACAAGTGACTTCAGTCAGAATCATCACACGCCCGGTACGGATGGATCCCTTTTCAAATATTCCATGGACGGCACAGTCTGAGTACCGGGCGCTACCTTCAGTTGTATTGCTAAGCCGCCGCTGGTGGCTTTTCTTTTTTGTAGGGGGCGCTATGGATAAGAAAATATGCGTTGTTTCGATGAGCGTCGGCAAACCGGCGTCAATGACTGCTGCATGGATTAATAACGAGCTGATAATGGCTGAGCGGACCAGCTACCCTGAACGCCGCCGCGATATGGAACTCCAGCTGCTGCGCGAATTGCGAGAAAAAGAGGAAAAGGGTTTTATCGTGCTGGTGGAAGAGGAAAACAGCTTTATTACTGGTCGAGTTGGCCAGCGTGTAAGGTTGCGCGATCCCTTCATGAACGGCAGGCCGGTACTAATTGAGGCAATGCAGATTTATAAGGAGCTGGAACGCCAGAAAGCAATCAAGTTACCGCGCAAGGAATCCGGCAAATACATCCTCCACCAAAGCATCTTCGATTCCGAACACGATAAAAAAGGCGATGAATTTTTCAACATCAACTGGAGCGAAATAACGACAGAGCATGTTCTGACCTTACTATGTTGCTTTGCGACGGAATACAACAACGTTGCCAGCGCCGACTACATCAGGTCAATGGCAGGAGAAGTTGAGGCCAATCAGGATACGTCGTTACTAAGTCCCCTAGTGAATATAATTCAAGCTACTCATGAAATTGCCGCGCGGAAAGTGCCTAAAGGTTCATTAACTGGTAAAGATAATTATCTTTAAACTTATTGGGCGCTAACTATGCGCCCATTATACTAATCAATAAATACACGGAATGTCTCCAGCATCCCTTCAGGATCTTTATCCTCGTCACCTAATGATATTAGTCTTCTGGCAAGAAGTTTCACATCATCATCATCTTTGATGTAACCAACCTGATCATTTTCAAAATAAATATCAATTATTTTTAGGATTTGCTCTTGTGTAAAGTGAGTGAGCTTTAATAATTTTGCTACAACTCGATGTGTTGTAGCAAAACTGCCAGAGTGTCGTAATTCATCTATAGTGAGATTAACTTCCATTTCCACCAAGTTACTAGCTTGAGGAAAGTGCTCGCCTATAAACTCTGATAAGCGGGAATAGATATGTGGTTCTGAATTTTTCTTTTTTTTCCACTCATGCTTCAAATATTCATTCATATCATCCTTTATAAAGGCACTTTTATAATCACCATCTTCAGTTATGATATATATATCCTCACCGTCTGGTATCGCTTTTAGCAAACATTCCCAATTAACTGCGTCACCATATGATTTATTTTTGCCTGGCGGGTTTCCAAGATCAAATCGAAGTTTCCCCTTATCTATTGTTTCATCATCAGCCTCTATTTTAGATGCTGCATCAAAAATCCTTTTAATTACAATATCGGCAGCCAAAGCCTCCTCTTTAAACAATTTCTGGATATCTGTAATAATTTCATTCTTTAACCTACCTGCTTCTATAACCTTATCATTAAATTGTGAATGCTTTTCATGTTGCCTAAAAATCTGGGGAAGCGCGGGCTTATAATCTTTTGTTATTTCCTTTATGGTTTCAGAGAGAACTTTAGAACGATTTCTCCAGAACTCATTCACTAAAAGCTCTGGTAACCAAAGTTTTAAACGACCATATTGATGTAAGGCAAATACTTTATCCAGCTCATCTAGTTTATCTCTACCCATCCTGTAAAATTCTAAATATAGATTTGTATCAATAAAAACATTCATATCACATCCTCATTAAGAGTAATTTAGGCCACTCTAAAAAATAAAGTGACCTAACAGGAAATCAATCAGCATTCAGGAGCAATGCGTTATCTATGATGATCTGCTCCCATTCTTCGAATGCCCGGTCGCGGACGCCCTGGGGAACGCTGTTAGTTTTGAAATCGACGACCGTACGCCATTTCCCGTCCGGACGGTACATGCGCAGAGCTTTACTTCCCCCTTCCCTGCGCACCTCAACGTTATGCTTATCAGCAAACTCTTGTAATGCTCGTAGCGTCCCATGCTTTACTGTGTAGTATCGCTTTTTCAAGTTTTCTCTCCAGCCTGTGCTAAGGCTTCAACTTCCAAATCGTAAGACTCAAACTCATAGTCCTGGTCGTCAACTTCTTCAGGCACTGGCAATAAATGCCAGGCTGAGTATATCTGACCGTTATCAAAACGCTCCTGGCTGTAGAGCGTCGCAGCTATGAGCGTCAGCGCCGGGCGGTCATAACGGTAAATTTTGCGAACGTCACGGTCAACGAGACGACCCAAATTACCATAACCGCGCTCCAGTAATAATTTTTTAATTTCCGGCCAGTATGGGCCATAGCTGCGGTACAGGCGGGGATTTTTCAGTAATCGCCCGCGTAGCCCTGACAGGAAGAAATCAACGTATTCGTCTTCTGTCTTTCCTAACAACGCTGTACGGAGTACCGCCTCAAGATATGTTTTATTCGGTTTTATTGTATCAGATAGTGTGGCCATATTATGCGACGCCCGGCGAACCGGGCGCTCCTGTTATGCGTATTGTTGGATGACGGCCAGAACGTCCGCCACGTTGTGTTTTGTCTCGATAATCCACCAGTTACCCGGGAAATCGCTGTTCTTCGCCTTCGCTGGCAGCCAGCGAGCGCCGAATTTTTCCTTGATTGCGTCTTTAGCACGGAAAAGAACGCCTTTCATGCCGGACGCCTCCTGAAGCCCAAATACCTCTCCAGCGGCGAATTTTGGTGCGTACATCATCTTCAGGTCGGCAGTGGATACGCGATAATTCAGACCAAGAGACTGAGCTATGCTGGTGGCATCACCCTGTATTGATGATAACTCTTCTTGTTTCTCGTTTCTGGCGGCAATTTCTTCCTCCGTGATGTTGCCAAGGGCCAGGTTTATCCGATCAGCGTCGGCCTGTTTCTCTTCATCGGTGCGCCCGGCAAGAACCGTGTTAATTCTCTGCAATATCTCCACATGATTCTTGCGCATGCTGAGCAAGTCCGGCGTAACCTCGTTAAGATCCACCAGCCCAAGGATGGCAAGGTCGGAAAACATTGATACCAGGTTGTAGGTCATGCGATAGCTGAGTTGACCATAGGCTGATGGCAACTTCATCGCATCCATTTTATAGGCATCCATAAATTTAGAGCCGTCGTTTACGACATCCGCAATTGCCGGTGTGATTTTTCCTGTGGTGGCGGCCTCCCTGATTGCTGTTACCCACGATTGAGTCAGCGCGGCGACTGCATGATTCAGATTGGCTTTCCGTTCTGCTGCAATGCGCGCGCTTGCTGCGTCCATTGCCTGCTTGATCTCGTCTTTATTGCTGTAAATGCCAATGGTGCCAAACTGTGCTGTGGTGATCTCATAATCTGACGCCCGGAACTCATTGGTACCGAAAATAGCATTGGTGACCTCAAGTTCAGAATCCCCGTTACGAGTAGCCCCCTGGTTTGTTTTTTCCGGCATTCTGGCGATCGCATCCGCTATTTTCTCCTGAATTGCTTCAGGGGATAGCGTATCTCCGTATGACGCGATTACATCGCCATAATTGGAGCCAAACAGTTCAACCAGGAATGTTTCTGCCGAACGGATCTGGCGGTTATTCCCTTCCGACATCATACCAAGCACCCATTTTGCAATTGACGACTTCAGCGCGCCGTCACGGCGATCCGGGTAAACCGCATGCTTCAGTGGGTACGTATAGGTACCAACAAAATCAATGCTATAGCCTGACTCTGTAGTCTGAACGCCGTATGAGTCAGTGATTTTGATCATGCCGCGCTGCTGGAAACGGTAGAAATCGTCACAGGAAATGATGTCGTTAATCCCGGCGATGGAGACGCCACCACTGATTTTCTGCATAACAGCATCTTCATCGGGAGTTACATCAACCTGTTTATCCAGCGTCTTCACATCCCAGTTACCCGATTTGGTACCTTTGAAGGTAAAGATGATCTCCACGTCTGCGCGCTGGCTGTCGAAGTCCAGCGACTTAATGCGAACGATATCACCGGCACAATCATAGTATTGGCCTACACGCCATGAGCGATCGCCGATAACAAGGAACTCATTCGCATGGTTAACCAGATCAGGATCAACATCCAGAATGCCTTTATTTATTGCATCCTCCACCAGCGGGCGCAGGCGTTTGATATCCGTCGCGGCCTTCTGAGTACGGTTCAATAATTTCTCATAGCGGGAGATGGCCTGAGAGATATTAGCCTTGCGCTGAATGGCGCTTTTCAACGACGCGCGATACTGTGCTAACAACATACGGTCTGTGTGATGGACGCTACCCCAGCGGGCTTTCCAGTCTGCGTTATCAGCTGCTTTGGCCATTACCGCCTGTTTGAATTTAGCTACCTCGGCGGTGGTCTTTTCAAGTTCCGCTTTGCTTCGCTCTAATTCAGCGGTAAGTACCTCCACATCCTCGCCAGCTGCGTGCTGCGCCTTGATGTAGTTCTGAAGGTCGATAGTAGCCTGTTCTTTCTGCCGAGCGCGTTGCGCAGCTTTCGCCTTATCCATTTGAACCTGCATCATTGCCAGACGTTCGCCATCATCCTTAGCGGTATACATCTGCATTTCGATCATATCGTTGGCGTCGGCGTTCTCCATTTCTGACTTATCTGAACGGAGGATATCGGAGATCCAGCCTGCTTTACGCTTCAGCGTCTTCAGTCGGTATTCATCGAAAGAACCCTTGCCGCAGTAGTAGTGAACGCGAACGCTTGCACGGTTGGAGCCAACTCGGGCACCGCGACCGTTACGTTGTGCGATACTGGCTGGAGTCCACGGCAACGTCAGATGATGGATGTCAGTCGTTCCTCGATGCAGGTTGATACCCACCTCTGCCTTTTTGTTGCAGATGATGATCGGAGTCCGGCCCTCCTGGAAGTCGGCAGCAATCTTTTCCAGCCCGCCCAGCGACATTTCATTTTGCTGCGCGATATAGGCGTCATACAGAGCCATTTGCTCGTTGTATTTCGCTATCTGTGCATCTGTTGGTTCATCCGGTAACTCTTTCGGCGGTTTAACCGCTTTCAGTTTCTTACCGGTTTTACCTGCCTCGGCAACCGTCTGAGCATTCAGGATCCCCACCTTTGAAGGTTCAAGGTTAAGAGCATTGCAGATAATGCGCTTGAGCTTCTGGTGCTGCGTTTTTTCATCGGTGAAGATGATTTGCTTACCTTCCGGGAAAAACTCCTTCAGCGTGGCAATCAGCTTCGCGTATTTGGGCGTAACGGGGTGAGTTACGGTCTGTTCGTCAATGCCAAACCTGGCCAGGCGCTTATTCACTTCCTGCTCGAACGCTTCCGGAACCTGTAACTGAATAAACTCGCCCTTATCTATCAGGGAGTATTGCGATTGCTGCGTGATTGAATCATCACTGTCGTCGTCTTCGCTGGTGGCTTGTTTAGGCAAACTGTCCGCCAGCTGCTGCACCGCATCGGCGTACTCCGGCAGGAAACGATAGGTGATCCGGCGATAGTACAGGTCCATGTCAGTACATACGCGGTCCATATCCCTGATTATTGAGAAGATCGGACGGGCTTTCTCGTGCTCAATCACGCCGTCTTCATTGACCGAGGTCGTTACGCCATTGTTGGCTTTGGCTGCCGCTTCCGCCTGCTGACGCAATTCTTCATACGCCGCCAGTTGTTCTTCAGTAAGTGGTGCATCCTGCTGGTGTTCGTCCAGTTCCGGGATCTCCACGGTATCCTTAACGTCTTCCGCCGTTTTAAGCGTTGTCCAGCGATGGAATATGCCGCGCAGCGCATCAAGGTTTTCAAAACCCACCAGCGCCATTTTTTCTTCAACTTCGCCGCTGATTTTCTGTACCGTTTCCAGCCTGGTCTTGCCGAAGAATTTAACGAAGTCATCAGGACCGTAGATCCCCATCTTCTGCCAGTATTCCTTCGGCAGCACATGAGAAAGCATGTTGTATGCATCGATCGGGGTGTTAACTACTGGCGTTGCAGTCAGGAGAACCGGTCCGCGCCCACCATTCTTTTTCATCAGGTACGCGTTTTTGATTGCCATATCCCGCGCCGATTGCGCCACCGCGCTGGTGGGCAGATAGGCCAGTTGTGACGCTTCGCGACCATTTTTATAGCTATTGCGGTAGTTGTGGCCTTCGTCAGCAATCACGCTGTCGAAGCCCATATCCTCAAAGTACGGATACTTCTCTGCTTTTTCGGTACCGGTATCTGAATACTCCGACAATACCCGGCGACGCGCCGCCTCTTTGCGATGGGAATCGGAGTCCATTGCGCTGGCCACACGCCCGGCAGCAACGAAGTCATAAAGCATGTCTTGTGCATGCTCATCTACGGTGTCATCACGTAGCGGAATGCGGGCGTATTGTTCTTTGGTAAACACGACTGCACGGTAATTTGAGTGCGGGATCGCGTTCATCCGCGCCGTGATAGTGGCTTCATCTGCCAGCTTAAGAGCATCGCGCATAACTGGAGTGCCATCAGTACCAAGAACAGGTTTACCGTTCTCATCGAGCACCGGCACCTGGCGAATCTGATCGCCATCCATCAGCACATCAAGACCGACGAACAGGTAGTTACTGAATGCCTCTTCACTCAGGAACTCTTTTGCTTCGTAATACCAGTTTTCCAGCACTGCTTTAGGCACTACATAAGCAGTACGGGTGGAGCGACCGTTCTCATAGTTGAACGCCTCAAGCGCCAGCGCGGTCGTCGTTTTACCCAGCCCGGTGCCGAAGCCCAGGATGCCGCGCCCATCTTCGGACAGTCGGCGCACCTCGCTATTCTGGTAATCAAATGGCTGGCGCTTACCGCTTAATCCCTTCAACCCAAGCGGATCGCCAGAGTGTTCATACGGGATATTGCTATTGAACACATCGTTGTATTTGGCAACCAGCTCATCGTAGCGATCGTGCGTCTTGAGCCACTTATTGAACTGGTCCTCAAGCAGTGCCATCTGCTCGCGGTAGCCGTTCGCCGTCGCGCTATCTTTGCCACCGATACGCGCACCATTGAGATACTTTTCCAGCTGTGCCGGGAACCCGGTCGCGTTTTCACCTGATTTACGGTCCCACTCGTAGCGGATCTCGCCTGTTTCTTTATCCTTGCGCTGGACGACACCGTATCGGTGTCCGACGAACAGACCATCACCACCGTGATAGGTGTCAGAAACCATTTCGTCGCCTTCCAGCTGCACTGACTGCACATAGCGCAGATCCGGATAGCCGTTTTCCTGCAAAAATTCCAGAATGACGGAACGGTCGAACCAACGGCTATTGAGCTTAAAGCGGATATTCTCTGCTGGCGTCTTGATGCGCTTCTCTTCGATCGCTGCCAGCTGATTAAGGACGTTGTTCTTTACTGGACCGTCGGGGAGCGTGGCGAGGAATTCCTGTTTTGGAGCCACTATCTCGTTAATGTCGCCGCTGGTGGCGCGGGCGAACGGAACAATCCCGCCATACGGTGAAACCGCAATACCAGGGGTGCTGGCCAATAAATTAAGCAACTCTTTATCACTGGCTGGCAGTTCGCCGGTAAACGCAAGGCGGAAATCATCGAGCTGGATTGGATCGCGGGTAAGATCGCTATAGAGATAACGCAGGATGTCCTGATAGCTGGTGGAGTCATAACTGGCGCTGGAATCATGCGTAACCAGCTTTCCTGTCAGCTCGTCAGAAATAGTGCCATCCAGCTTAATCGCACCACGGAAAGCAAACCAGGCGCGCGCACCGCTCCCCGACAATTTCGCTATAGGACCGCGACCAGGATTACCAAAGCGGTCAATCTCTGCCTGCAAACGGGATACCAGAGAAAGGCGCTGCTGTTCGATTTGTTCAGCACTATGCCCGGCGGCCTTCATATCCTGATATTCAATTAACATCCGGCCAATCATCGCCCCGCGATACAAGCGTTCACGGTATTTTTCAGGCTGGCTGTTAATCCAGTCCACCAGCTGCACCATATCGTCGCTGATTGATGTGGTGTACTTATCGCGGACATTTGCCATCTGGGTAAATGTCATGCCGAGACGACCTTCTGTGGTAGTCAGGTTACGCTGAAGAGCCTCCCAGCTATCCGCGCCATAACTGGCAACATCAATCTTCAGCTCCTTCCCGGCATCAGCTTCAATCCAGCGACCACCAGCATATTTTTGCCATACGCCATTAATCAGGCGCATTTCCCCTTCATCAACAACATCTGCGGTCGGTGACGGTTCAGCCATATCGAGCAAAGACCAGTCGATACGACTTTCGAAACGATGAATCAGCTTCGCTTTAAGAGCCAGGTTATCAATCTGCCCGTCGGCACGAACCTCAATACGCCCCTGGAAACCCTTCTCCTGGGTGCCATGAACAAACCGGCGGCCGTCCTTTTCGAACCACTTGCCAGAAATAAACGTTGGCCAAAGCACATTTGCCGATTCAAGAGTGCCTTCATCCACCAGGGGGGATTTTCTCAGCCATCTCTGCCGGATGTTTACGCATCAGCACCACATCAACGACCGTACTGGTCCCGTTTGCGTCAAAAGTACCGGTAGGCAAGCGGTGAGCGCCAAGAAATTCAGCTTTACGGGATAGGCGCAGGCGTAACCGCTTCATGTTTGAACCTGAAACAATGGACGGCGGCACAATCACACACATGAATCCGCCAGGCTTTATCTTGTCCAGCATGCGGAGCATGAAGTAAGAACCCATGTCCGTTTCTTCTGCGTAAGGCTTATCGATGTTGCGTGTGTTATCACGACCGCCGAACGGAACGTTACCCACAACATGGTCGAATGAATCGTTAGGCGTGCTTATAGCCAGCTGTTCGAACGGGGAAATCTGTACGCTGTCTTCCGGGTGTAACAACTGGTTTATACGACCGGAAACACTGCTGATCTCAGTCGCGGTCATCACCGTACCAACCGGTTTTGTCTCATTAAAAACGCCGGTTCCCGCCGATGGTTCCAGAGTGTTACCTACGTCCGCGCCGTAGAGCTTCATGATCTCCCAGACGCCTTCAGCGATCGGCTTTGGTGTGTAATATTCGGAGACGGACCCGCCAATGCCACCTTCACCGGTGTACCCAGCCAGGATCTGGCGCTGTTCATCTGTCAGTGTCGCGCCGTCCACCAGCGAATTAAGCAAATCTATCGCCTTCTGATTCGCCTCCCGGCGCAGTCGGTCATAGCTTTTGCCTTCCACCTTTTCCACGCCGTATTTAATCGGCGCCCGGTGAGATGTTATTGCCCTAATGTATTTCAATATTTCGCTGACACTTGAACAGCGAAACACCCCCATAGATAGCTTGTTCATTGGTAATCCTTAACAAGTGACTAGTGTTAAATTCCGTTCAAACACGATGCGAATTATTCTAATTAAGGTGCAATCTTGGCAGACAATAAAATCACGCTATCCTCGGTCAGGAAGGCGCTGGCGGGGGTTTTTAAAGACAACGGAGAACGGGACAACATCCTCCTGTCCGCGCTGGCTGTGCACGGCGGAAGTGGGTATTTGTTTTCTCGCGCAGGGGCACCGGTACAACTGTCCGGCTTCTTAGGCGGCAAACCGGGCGATAGTGGCATGGCTGGCGATGGGCTGGTGGACGGAAGTCGCTTTATCTTTGATGAAGTTCAACTGCCGGAAGACCGCTTGCAACGCTATCCGCTACTCGAAGAGATGGCGGTTTACAGCACGATCGCCACCGCGCTGAACATCCATATTACGCACGCGCTCTCTTTCGATAAGAAGACCGGACAAACCTTCTCTATCGTGCCGGTACATAACGGAAACGATAGTGACTATGACGACGCGCAGGCGTTGTGTGACGAGCTGATGAACGACATCGGGCGAACCATCAACAAAGAGGTCGCCGGGTGGGCATTTATCATGTCTGTATTTGGGGTGGCTTATGTCAGGCCATACGCCAAAGAAGGCATAGGGATCACGTCTTTTGAGTGCTCCTATTACACCCTTCCGAGCTTCATCAAAGAGTTCGAGGTCAGCGGTAACCTGGCGGGATTTAGCGGCGATTATCTGAAGGACGCGTCAGGGAAAATGGTTTTCGCCGATCCGTGGACCATTATCCCTATGAAAATCCCCTACTGGCGGCCTAAGTCAAACCTTATGCCTGTGCACACTGGCCATAAGGCTTACAGCCTGCTGGATAATCCGGAAGAGCGCACGCCGATTGAAACCCAGAATTACGGGACCAGCTTGCTCGAATACGCCTACGAGCCGTACATGAATCTGCGTTCGGCGATCCGCTCGCTGAAGGCAACGCGTTTTAATGCGTCGAAAATTGACCGAATCATCGGCCTGGCGATGAATAGTCTGGATCCGGTAAAAGCAGCCGATTATTCACGCACCATTACTCAGACGCTTAAACGAGCAGCTGACCTGATGGAAAAGCGCGCACGCGGCGCGAATAACATGCCTACGGTGACAAATACCCTGCTGCCTATTATGGGCGACGGCAAGGGACAGATGACTATTGATACTCAGACCATCCAGGCTGACATCAACGGCATTGAAGACATTCTCACCTATATGCGCCAGCTGGCGGCAGCACTTGGCCTCGATTACACCCTCCTGGGGTGGGCAGATCAAATGTCCGGCGGGCTTGGTGAAGGTGGATTCCTGCGCACGGCAATTCAGGCCGCCATGCGCGCCTCATGGATCCAGCAGGGCGTAGAAGAGTTCATTCAGCGGGCTATCGATATTCATCTTGCTTTCAAGTACGGCAAGGTATACCCGGAAGGTGATCGCCCGTACAAAATCGAATTCCACTCCGTTAATACCGCTCTGCAACAAGAGCACAACGATAACCGCGACTCGCAGGCGAACTACGCCACCATCGTTACGCAAATCCTCGATGCCGTCAGCAATAACAGCGTCCTCGCCAATTCCGATGCATTCAAACGTTACCTGTTCAGCGATGTGCTGGAGATTGACGAAAAAATCTCTGAAGCACTGGTGAACGAACTGAAAGCGAAAAGCGAGGACGACGATCACCTGATGGATTCCATCATCAAAACACCGCCACAGGAACTGGCGCAAATCCTTGAATCGGTCTTTAAAGAGGGAAACGAGAATGACTGATGTTTTGAAAACGGTCACTGACCGCTTTTGTCTCTATAGTAATGCTAGAAAAGGTCGCCAGAACGGGCGACAGTATGTATTAAGCGCGGTAAAGACCATGCTTGAAAGCAAGGAAACTCAGGAAGGTTTACGCCTTGGAGAGCTTTTCGGCTATTACGGTCACGGTCGCCGCCAGCTAACCGGTAAACTGGAGGTGCCTGAAACCAGCGTGATCATGGTGGAAGGTCGCCCGGTCGTTATCGACAATGTTCCAGCTTGCCGCACAGTAGCTATATCCGTTGACGACAACGGCATCGTTACCCATACACAGGAAATTCTTAACACAGAGCCGGGTAAAATTGTCGCCGCGATGATCGAAAGCCGAGCTGGTGGCTGGAGCTGGGCCACTGGCGGGCGTGAGTCCGGGAAAATCGCTGTAACCACCAGCTTCCATGGTGTGGATTATGTGACAACGCCGAACTATATCAGTCTGGATCATCCTGCCAGCGCCGGAATGTTTGAAAGCGCGGATTCTAAATCTTTACTGGCAGAGTCCCTGGCGGCGCATGGGTACTCCGACGAGTCAGTGCAGGCCGTTATATCCCATTACGGCAAAATGGCTGAACTGGAAATGATGGTGGAGGCGACAGAGCGTACGGCAGAACTGGAAACTGCACTACTCGAAAGCCAGGGCCGCCACCTCGAAGCAATGGCCAAGATCGCAGATGCTGAAGCGCGAATCGCTTTGCTGGAGGAAACAGCGGGTATCCGCGACGATGTGCTGGCAGCAATGCAAGACGAACTGGATAACCTCCCGATCTTCGTCTCCGCCGCCCAAAAAGACGCATTCCGCCTCAAAGAACCTGGTGATGCAAAAATCGTAGCCACGCTTTTCGAATCTCTGATCAAAGTTGGCGCACGCAACTTGCCTGTCACCAAGAAAATTAAGGAGGTTCCGCAAGCGGCTAACGTCCAGGCACCGCGTGAGACAAGCATCATCACGTTTAATAATTCAATCAACCCGTTTAATTGACACCCTCCACGCCCTGACGGGCGTGGATTCCTGCTACGTTCAGGCTGTCGCCTGAATCATTTCGGTGGGTTCCTGCTTCAACGGG